GGAGGTTTTTCCATCCAGCATGTCGATGGCCGTATAGAACCGGGTCTGCGGCACCAGCGTCTTTGTGGCAAAGCGCGTCAGGATCTCACGGCTCTTCGTGGTGTCCAGGTCTGCGATCATGCCGTCCAGCGTCGGCGTGATGAACAGGTGGCGGTTTTCCGTGGGCACCTCATCTTCGTCCATCTTCGTGATGGCTGCACGCAGCGCCGCCAGCACCGCAGCGCCGTCCGGCAGATCGGCTGCGGTGGCCTTGGAAATGCCGCTCTTGCCCGCGTAGGATGCGAAGCGGAAAGCGTCCAGCTCCGGCACCACCTTCGTGCGGATGAACTCGCCGGCCAGGCGGGAAAAGGCCACTTTCGCGGTCTCCTGTTCGTCCAGTGCGTCCACATAGAACTTGCGGCCGCGGTCGTAGTTGCATTTTATGGTCTCGTTGGTCATGGTGACGTCGCCCTTGACGTACCCGTCATTGCGGCTGTAGTCGCCCAGCCCCTGCATGCTCAGCATGGGCACGATCAGCTCATTGGCATTCGCGCCCTGCCGCGCCAGCTCCGCAGCGCCGTCCAGCTTGCTGGTCAGCGACGCCAGCTTGTAGATTTCGTCCAGGATGGGGACGAAGGTTTTTGCCAGTGCAATGTTATTTGCCATATTGGATTACCTTACCTTTCTTTGTGTGGTGTGTGATACGGTCAGTCCACGGGCAGATCCGCAGCCTTGCGCATGGCGATCTCATCGGCGGTATATTTAGCCGTGCCCGGCACAGCAGAGGTCCCGGTGCCGGATGCGGGCGCGGGTTCCGCTGCCGCTGTGCCGAACAGGTATGAGTCGCTTTTCTGCACGGCCGCGATGGCTGCCGCGATGTCCGCATCCTGGTTCTTGCTGGTGCGCAGAGCGTCAAGGTCCAGCGCGCCGCGCGCCAGCTTCGGGTTATGCGCTTTCGCGTCGGACAGGGCCTTGTCGATCTTCGCATCGAATGCAGCGGCCGCCAGTTTTTCGTCCCGGTCCTTTTCCGCCGCCTCCGCGCGCTGCTTGTAGTCCGCGATTTGCGCCTTTACCTGCTCCGCGTCCAGCCCTTCAAACTTACCGATGGCCTCGTTGGCAGCGTTCAGCTGTTCCTGCAGGCCGTCGGCACGCGCCGATGCTGCGTCCAGGTCCGCCTTTGGCGCGTACAGCTCGTTGATCTTCGCCTCCAGCTTTTCTTCCAGCTCCCCGGTGTAGGCGTCGCCAAGAAGCTCTTTGGCAAATTCCAGTGCCATGTTTCAATCTCCTTCCTTTTAAATACAATATATATGTGCATAACAAAAGGACCCCCGAAAAGGGGTCCTTCAGCTATCTTTTTATGGGCATTTTATGCCCGTTTTCACGCCGTTTAAAGCGGCTTTTTAAGTGTCTTTTCAAACTCTTCCAAAATCTCTTTCTGGATCACGCTGTACGGCCGGGGATCTGTGTACTGCTTGATCAGGGCGTCGATATCTTCACCGGGAAATTGCGCGCGCAGCTCTTCCATGTAGGCGAGGCCGCCTTCCTTATGTATCTCCATGCGGAACGGCGGATACTTCTTTCCGTATTTATCCTCATACGCCCGAAGCAGCTGGTCATAGCCCAATTCTTCCATGCGCTCAGCAATGCCTGGTACAAAAGGCAAAGACATCAGAAATTCCTCCTAAAACAGCTTCTGGTATTCATCCCACAGCTCCGGGAACAACGTTTTAACAAAGTACAGGTCCGAATCGCCTTGCGTTTCCATAGTAAACAATTCAGCAAAAATCTCCGTGAATGTAAAGGACGGGTTCCTTTCCCAGTATTCGACCGAATGGCCAAATGCTGTATATAGTTTTCCCGCGCTCAATGCGCTGAACACATCCTTCAACGGTTTACTGCATATATTTTGCGCCACCCGTTGATAGCCCTCCATGTTTTTCAAAATTTTTTCGCCCGCAAGCTGTACGGCACGCTTAAAGCCTTCATTTCTGTATGACCTCATATGCATTACGTCCGCGCGGTGTGCGTTTTCATGGGTGTTGGCAAAATCGAAATCCATTTCCGCAAAGCCGGGAGCATTCGGGTTGTACAAAATTTTATCTTTTTTTGCCGAATATGCAAACGGGGCAGCCAGTGTGGGATCTTCTTCGTATCCAGTCGGACTTTTTTCCGTAAAATGTCTTAACCATACCATATTCTTTTCCGGCGCATCCGTCAAGGTGTCAAGATACGCGGAATAGCTTTTCCGGGCTTCTTCCACATCCAGCTTGCCGCCGCTGCCTGTGAGCGTACCCGCAGGACGCGGCATTTCCAGCGTGCCGTTTGCCTTCAGCGCCTGGCCCAGCCCCGCCGCCCGCAGCCGCTCCGGCGCGGTGCGCAGCCCGGCCGCAGCCGAAAACCGCTTGTATTCCGCATTCAGCTGCCGCAGGAGGATGCGGCTGCTGCGCAGCTCTCCGCTGCCCGGCTTGCCCTCCTCCTGCGCCGCGGCAATATGGTCCTTGCACTGCCGGATGCTGTTTTCCAGCGCCTTCTGCTGCTGTGTGGCTTCGTACTGGGTGTAATGGCGGCCCTCGTAGGTGATGCCCTTCGCGTTTTCCCGCGCCATCTCCGCCAGCTGTTCATCCGTCCACTGGGGACTGTCCACGCCCAGCTTGATGGGCCAGGCGATGTGCTTGCA